GTTATATTCTGTATGCGTTTATTATGTTTTTCTTCTTTAACCATTTCTTTCATAATGTAGCTTTACACCGTTATTTTTCACATAAGTCATTTCAAACAAATAAATTTTGGCATATTTTTATGGCCATGTTTTCGCCATTAGCATCTGCTGGTTCTCCGTATGGTTATGCTATGGCCCACAGAACGCATCATATGTATTCTGATACCGATAAAGATCCAACAAATTTAGATTTAGTGGGTCGTTGGAATGTAGCATTTTTCCGTTGGAATTTAAAACATGTTCCTGTAAGTGTAATGCGTAATTTGAATAGTGATCCATGGATTATGAGGTCACATAATTATTATGTCTTAATTGTTATTGCATTTTGGATGGTGTTAGCTTTGATTGACATTCGTTTAGCATTGATGTATAATGTTGCTAGTCTGTTTATGTTCTTTGAATACTGCGTGATTAACATTATCAATCATACTAAGTTGCCATTTTCATATCGCAATCACGAAACACAAGATTCATCACGAAATGATTTTATTACTGGCGTATTTTTTGGCGACTGGCATAACAATCATCATAATAAAGGTTATCTCTGGAATCAAAGAGAGAAATGGTGGGAGTTTGATATTCCTGCTCAAATGATTAGATTAATTAAAACTGATAAATGAAAAGACGAGTAGTTGTGACCGGGATTGGTTGTGTTACACCAATCGGTATATCATATGATGAAGTAAAAGATGCTATGTTTTCTGGCCGCTCAGGCATTCGTTACTATGAAAACATTAAAGCAAATCTCGGTCGTGTAGAATTTGATATTGATTCACAGATTGCACCTCTAGACCAAACAATCACCGATAGAATATCACGCTTTGCTTGGTATTCTTATCTCAAATGTAAAGAAGATGCTGGCATAACAAAAGAAGATATTGATGGCATTTTCTTTGGTGTTGGCTTTTGTGGCAGTTATACAATTGAGAATTCTTTTCCAGAATATTTGAACAATGGTCGATCAAGACCAAATACTTTGGTCAATATTTGTCCTAACTCTCCTGCATGCTTTATTGCATTGAAAGAAGATATACACGGACCAAATTTTACTTACAACACAGCTTGTTCATCATCGACACTTGCTCTCGGTGAAGCATATGAAAAGATTGTTCGTGGTGATTGTGACGGAATGATTGTGGGCGGAACAGAATCGTCAGTAAATGATTATGGCATTACAACATGGCACGGAATGCGAGCTATTTCTTCTAAAGATGAAGGACCAAAAGCTTGTAGACCATTTTCAAAAGATAGAACTGGTGTGGTTGTTGCAGAAGGTTGTGCTGTATTCTTTTTAGAAGAACTGGAACACGCCAAGGCTCGAGGCGCCAAGATATATTGTGAGATACTTGGTTATGGTACATCTTGGGGCACCGAATCAATGACCAAACCAAGTATTGAAGGTGAAATGAGAGCGATACAAAAAGCTTATGATAAACTTAACGGTCGCAAAGTGACATTTATCTCTGCTCATGGAACTGCAACACCAACCGGCGATATGGTTGAATTGCAAGCTATTAAAAATGTTTTTGGTGATGAATTGAAAGATATACCAATCACATCAACGAAAGCATTACATGGTCATACACTAGGTGCTTCAGGTATTATTGAATCAATAGGTTGTATTGCCGTTTTACAGGAAGATAAAATCATACCGAATTGGCATTTAGGTGAACAAGATGATAAAGTACCTGAAAACACATATTTGCCTAGAGAAGTGGTTGACAAGAAACAAGATGTGTGTTTAAATAACTCTTTTGCTTTTGGTGGAAGTAATGTTGTTTTAATTATGGGAAAATACAATGAAAGTTTATCTTAGTAATTACCGTAATCATTGGCTTTCTCCTTACACAATCTTGGAGAAGGTTTTCTTTTGGCGTGAAATTGATTATGATGAGCCAATGATTGATAGACTAGCAAACATACTAAATCCATTTTGCCAAGCTCTATTAAAATTTTTAGATTTTGTTCATCCAAAAATTGATTATGTAAAGATTGATAGGTGGGATACTTGGTCAATGGATTATACATTGGCATATATTATTCTGCCAATGCTCAAGCAACTCAAAGAAACAAATCATGGGTATCATCTTGTCGATTTAGAAGATGTACCTAAAGAAATGCGTTTTAATTCTCACGAAGAATGGTCAGATCAAAAATGTTTTGATTGGTATCAGGATAAACAATTTGAGGATTTAGGTTCTGCTCGCTGGGACTGGGTAATGAATGAAATGATTTGGACCTTTGAACAATTGGTTAATGATACAGATGAACAGTTTTTCATCAATGGATACGATGGAGAAGGCCTAAAAAGACACGAAACTAGAATGGCCAATGGTTTTCGCTTATTTGGTAAGTATTATAGAGGATTGTGGGATTAAATTTACTAAATAAGTAACCAGCATATACACAACCGCTGGTAACACACAAACAAACACACAGGAGAATTACTATGTCAAATATGACACCCTTTGAAATACGACTCGAGCTACTTAAAATGGCGAGAGATATGCTTAATGATGATTATTATGGAAAACGTGAGCAAATATCCAACCAATGGCAAGTAGAAATAGATACTGCCAAAATCAAAGGTGAAGATCCGCCGAAGCACCCAGGATTTCCACCATTCCCCAGCGAATCAGAAGTTATTGCTAAAGCAGCAACTTTAAATAATTTCGTTTCCAACATAACCGTAGATAAACCAATAACAACTAAAAAATCTACCTGATGGGAAAAGGATGGTTTCGGCCATCCTCCAACTTTTAAGGAGAAGTAATGAAAAGAGCAATTGTGCTTTTCACAATTAGTTTGATTGCATTAACTATAGGATTTACCGCACTTACAGTAACAAACATTGTAACTTTGCCATATAAAGCATATTACAATTTTATGTCATCTGATGCTAAAACACAAGTAGAATGTCTTGCCCAAAACATTTACTATGAGGCAGGATATGAACCTGAGAAAGGACAATTAGCAGTAGCATTTGTTACCATAAATCGGGTAAAATCAGGTCATTTTGAAGATGACATTTGTGGTGTCGTAAAACAAAAATTTAAAGGAGTTTGCCAGTTTACTTGGTATTGCGAAAATACAACAAGAAGCTTGACAGGCAGATCAGAAATGGTGTATAATGATGTTAAGGACTTGGCCGTGTATGTGTATGCCAACTATGACAAGTTGGAAGACCCATCAAAAGGTGCCTTGTTTTATCATGCCGACTATGTAAATCCAAAATGGAAAAACATGGAATACTTAACTAAAATTGGTCGTCACATTTTTTATATCAGAAAGGATTTAAAGTGGACAAGTTAACCAAAGTAATTCAAGGAGATAATGTTGTAGCAATATGTGTTACATTATTATTTCTGACCGCAACTATCTGTATTGGTTGGTATCACATACATGATCGTAGTTTGATGGCGGGCAATATGAATAACGCTATAGCAAAAGGGATTGATCCTTTGTCTGTTCGGTGTTCATATGCAAAGAGTGATGATATTATCTGTGTAGCATATGCATCATCAGCACAATCTCATCCAGTAGCCTCGCAGTCAACATCTAAACGCAGTAAAGATTAATTGAAAAGGAACTATATTATGTCTAAATTTACTTTTGTATGCCAAGAAGAAGCGATGCCGTTTGCTAGCTCTGTCGATGCAAAACGAACAGTAGAATTTGAAGCTGAAACTTTAGATCAACTGTTAAATGAATTTGAAATGTTTTTGCGTGGTTGTGGATTTTATTTTCGTGGTACATTAGATATTGTGCCGTATGATGATGATATTAAATCAGACGATAAATTTGATTTTTCTGAAATACCACAAAATAATTGGCCATTTAAAATGGAAATGCCTGGAACATTAGGTGGCGCTAAAGTTATTTTTGCGAGTGGTGAGTAATGCCTACAAAAGATGAAATGGTTAAATTCGCCAGAGCTATTGATGGTATGGTAGCAAATACTGATTTGAATTACATAGAAGCCATAGTAGAGTATTGTAAAAAAACTGGTTTAGAAATTGAAGTGGCTGCATCGCTAGTTAATTCCAATCTCAAATCTAAGTTGGCTAATGATGCGCTTGATTTGAATCTGTTGAAAGAAAAAGGGAATAGATTACCAATATGACAGGTTATGAGGCATTCGGTCTTTACGAATCTCTCAAACTACATTTCGCTAAAGATAGTTATGATTTCTTCAAATATAATGGCAAGACAAACATAAGTATCACGGCTTTTGAGAATCGTAAAGACAAATATCATTTCTATAAGTTATCACGCAAGCTTAGTAACCGAGATGAATTAATTACATTCATTGTTGCTAATCTGATGGTGAAAGACAATTTGTGGGTGGGTGATTTGTTAACAGAAGATGCTGAAGTGAATTTTCGCAGTCACCAGAAGGTGCTTCAATCGTTTTCGTATATCTTTGAGAATGATTGCAAGGAGATATTTGACGGAAGTGATGATCCAAATATGGTGTTAAAAGTGATTGATGGTGATTATCCCGTTCTTCTCACCAAAACATTTCGCAAGGAAATTCATATTGAAAGCTTTGCGATGATGGCTAGAATACTTCCTTTTATGGGTAGTTGGTCAAAACAAATCACCGATACAATTCGTTGGCCCACATTTCAGATGAAGGTGCGAAAACTAATGCCATTTTTACCACAAGATGATACAAAATATAAATTGATATTGAAAAAAGTTACACAAAAATGATAAAGAAAATTTACTTAGATATGGATGGTGTTATTTGTGACTTTGAAAAGAAGTTTACAGAATATTATGGTGCATTATCTCTAGCAAAGCGTGATCGTAAACAATGGTCTGGTGATTGGGAAGATTTCATTATTCATAAAAAAGGATTTGAGAAATTGGATTGGTTTCCTGGCGGCCACGAAATAATTAATGCGGTCAGAAATACCAAATTGCCAGTTGAAATTCTTTCTTCTTCAGGCGGCGAGAAATTTCATGGTGAAGTTACCGCCCAAAAGATTAAATGGTTGCGTAAGCACGGCATCAATTATAAAGCCAATATTGTTACAGGTCGTAAAAAGAAAGCTGAATATGCCACACCTGAAACGGTGATTATCGATGATACAGAAGATGTGATTCGGTATTTCACACAAGCTGGCGGCCATGGCATACTTCACAAAGATGTAAAAGAAACTTTGAAAAAGCTTGACTTGCTACTAAATAAATGATATAATATGATTTTGTGGATAAGACGTTTATACTAATTTATACTCCGTTATACGAAAGGAAATACTATGAGTAGTTTTGCAAATCTAAAGCGTGGTCGTTCTGACCTCTCTAAACTCACTAAAGCAATCGAAGCAACAAATCAATCTGGCGAAGCCGGTTCTAAAGACGACAATCGTTTTTGGCAACCTGAAGTAGATAAAGCTGGTAATGGTATGGCTATTGTTCGTTTTCTACCTGCACCTCAGGCCGATGGCGATGATGCTCTGCCATGGGTTCGTGTATTCTCACACGGATTTCAGGGACCTGGCGGTTGGTTGATTGATAATTGCTTGACAACTTTAAATGAAAAATGTCCAGTTTGTGAGCACAACAATACATTATGGAATTCTGGCATTGAAGCCAACAAAGATATTGCACGAAAGCAAAAGCGTAAACTATCTTATGTTGCCAACATTCTTGTGATTTCTGATCCAGCAAATAAATCAAATGAAGGCCAAATTAAACTGTTTAAGTTTGGCAAGAAAATATTTGATAAGATTACAGAGGCTATGAATCCTGAATTTGCTGATGAAACACCAATTAACCCATTCGATTTGTGGGAAGGCGCCAACTTCAAATTGAAAATTCGTAATGTTGAGGGTTATCGTAATTATGATAAATCAGAGTTTGCTGAGAAATCGGCACTCTATGATGGTGATGATGAAAAACTTGAGGCACTTTGGAAATCAGAGTTTGGTTTGAAAGAGTTCCTCGAGCGTAAGAACTTCAAATCCTATGACCAGTTGAAACAAAGATTGGACAAAGCATTAGGTTTTGATGGCGCTGCACCTGCAATTAAATCTAAAGCAGCTGATACTGTTGCTGAAACTGACACATCTATCATTGACAAATCTGTTGGTGAAGATGATGAAGATTTAGATTATTTCAAATCCCTTGCGGAATCTAACTGATTCTTAACCCATGCCATGCAAGTGCTACCCCGGCTTCGGCCGGGGTTTTTTATGCCGACATAGTTGCTAACATAGCGCCTGCAAGTTCTTGGTCATATACCGCAGCCACTTGATTTGATCCACCGCCGCCAGATTGACTAGAATTATTATTTGTCGTATTATTAACAACATTAGTATTTCCGCCGCCTGAAGAAGATTTTCCATCTGCAACAGCCGTAGAAACTGCTGCTACCATTTCACCACTACCTGATTTTCCACCAGCATAAGATGGCGATCCGCCTCCTGAAGTAAACATTGCTAATTCTTCGTTTCTTCTGGATGTTAAACCTGCACTAACTTGACCACTTGCTTTATTGTATTTTATAATCGCTTCAGCTATTTGTTCATTTGTTCTTGTTCCGCCTGCAGTTACTTGATTTAAAGCACCTGGACCTAAATTATAAGCAAAAGAAGAAAGTGCATCAATTTGATTTTGATTCCAATTGTATCCTTTTTGAGAGCCAAAATCCGATACAATCTTCTGTGTTTTTTCCAAATGTTCTCTTAATCTTCTATCTGCTTCAGCTTCATCAATCACCTCAGTTGCACTATTAGCTTTTGTACCATAACCAATACTGTATTGTTTGTGATCCCAAAAAGCTTTAGCGGAGAAACCTTCTTTCTTTTTAACAAAAGCAACTAATTGATCACTAACACCGCCAGTTTGTGGTGCAGGAGTTGGTGCTGTAGAACCAGATGGGCCAGCCGGTGTTGGTGAAGTTGATGTTGCTCCCATTCCTCCAGCACCAGTTTTACCTACGGCTCTGCCTGCCGCTGCAGCCGCATTTTCTGCTCTCTGAGCACCTTTTGCATCTAACTGAGCAAGACCTAACATACCTGATGCTAAGTCTTTTAATCCTTGGCCAACCTTAGAAAGATTTTCGCCGTTAATTGATTGTAACGGCATTAATGATGATGCAATTTTTTCAAATATTGAGGGTTCTTTTGTGGAACTGCCATCAGTTTTGATGCCAAAAAAACTTAAAACAGATGCACCAGCCGATTTAAAGAAGCCAGCTAATTTCCCTAAACCTTCTGCACCAAGAAAAGCTACCATGCTGGCAGCAAGAACAGGTAAAGCTGTAGCAATAGCAAGAAG